AAATAAAGATTTTTTTAATTTTGATTTAGATGGTTTTCCCGAAGATTTTCAATTCACTAAATATAAAAAAAACCAGTTTTATGATTGGCATGTAGACAGAGGTTATAATTCTAATTATGCAAGAAAATTATCTTTTTCATTGCAGCTTACTAAACCCAGTAAATATAAAGGTGGTGATTTAGTTTTGTGTCAGTCCAACAAACCAGATATTCTTAAACATAGAGAACAAGGGACTCTAATAGTTTTCCCTAGTTTCACTTTACATAAAGTAAATGCTGTAACTAAGGGGGAAAGAAATTCTTTGGTAGGGTGGAGTTCAGGGTCAAGTTTTAGATGAATAATTTTAACAACTTAACAATAGGACAAACATGGAAATAAAAAACATATTTAGTATTCCTTTAGGCATAAGTGTAAATGAAGACTATAAAAAAACACAAAAAAATTTAATTAAACATTGTAATAAAATAAAAAGTAAAAATAAAACAGGTGGTAAATATTGGGAGGCAAAACTTTATAACACTTTTAGTACACACCCTGTTCATTCGGATGAAAAATTTAAAGATATTAATAACTTTATATTTTCAGAAGTTACAGATTTTTCAAAGAAAATAGGCCACGGACATTTTGGAGTTGCTTGCGCAGAAAGTTGGTTTAATATTTATGATAAATACGATTATCAAGAAAACCATGATCATGTAGGTTATGACATATCGGCTGTATATTTTTTACAGGGGTCAGATAAAACTGGCACTTTAAATTTTAAAAATCCCGCTCCTTCAAAAAGAAGCAATTTATTTAATCCTGAAAATCAATATACCTTTTCTACTATGTGCATAAAACCTCAACCAGGTTTATTAGTTATATTTAATTCTAATTTAATGCATTCAGTTAGTCAGAACTTAAGTAATGAGAAACGAATATCGTTAGCATATAATTTTAAACTTTTAAATAGAAAGGAATATGAAAATTTTTTTTAAAGAAAAACAAAATTTTTTAACAAAAGAAAATAAAGACTTTATTAAAGACACTCTTTTTAGTAAAAGTTTTCCATTTTTTTTTCAAGAAGGTACAACCACCGACAAACCTGAAGATGTTATTTTTTGTCATGTTGTGTTAAAAAGACTAGAAGAGACTAAAGATCTTAAAGACGCTATAAATACCGATGATATAACTTATCTTAATACATTAGATATTTTAAATAATTTTTGTAGAAAGATAGGAGAAAAACCAAATTTTTATACAAGGATTTCTTACAATATTACAATACCCAATAAAAACAAAGCCTGTGGTATTCATGTAGATCATGTCTTTAATCACAAACAAATTATTATCTATTTAAATGAGTCAAGTGGCAATACTTTTATTGTAGATAAAAAAAATAAAGTAGTAAAAGAAATACCCTATGAATTAGGTAAGGGTGTGTGCTTTGAGAATTTACCACACTATCAAGAGTATCCTAAATTTGGAGCAAGAATTGCGTTAGTAGCTACTTTTATTTAATCTTGAAATTAAGCATAATCTGATATAATAGCTAATAAACAGGATTTTATATGTTACAAAAATTAGGCTTTGCTCCCGGATATAATAAACAAGTTACTGAATTAGGCGCTGAAGGACAGTGGTTTGATGGTAACAATGTTAGATTTAGATATGGTTCTCCAGAAAAAATAGGTGGTTGGGATCAATTAGGTTCAGATAAATTAACTGGAGCTGGTAGAGCTTTGCATCATTTTGACAATAATGCAGGAGTTAAGTACGCAATAATTGGTACAAACAGAATGTTATATGCTTATTCTGGAGGTTCTTATTATGACATTACACCTATAAGAACAACAATTGGTAGTATTAATTTTACATCTGATTCAGGAACACCAACGGTTATAGTTACATTTCCATCTTCTCACGGTATGGAAGAAGATGATATTATATTATTCAATGATGTTAGTGGGGTTACTGCAGTAGGTTCTACTTTTAATGATGCTTCTTTTGAAGATAAAAAATTTATGGCAACTTCGGTGCCAACAGCTACAACAATTACAATCACAATGCCTGCTAATGAAACAGGAACTCCTTTAAATAATTCTGGAGATGGTAAAGGTGCTCCTTTTTATCGTGTTGGTCCATCACAACAGTTGGGTGGATTTGGTTGGGGTACTGCAAATTTTGGTGGAACTGCATCCGGTATTGCAACTACTACACTAGCAACAGCTTTAACAAATACAACTACAACTGATATTGTACTTACAAACTCAACAGCGTTTCCTGATTCTGGAGAAATTAGAATTGGTACAGAGGATATTAGTTATACAAACAATGACCAGGCAACAGGGACCTTAAGTGGCGGAGCTAGGGGTGTGAATGGTACAACTAAAGCTACACATAGTGGAGGAGTAACAGTAAGTAATATTAGTGCTTTTGTTGCATGGGGTGAGTCATCAACAGATGATGTAACTCTTAATCCTGGTTTATGGGTATTAGATAATTTTGGTACAAAATTAATTGCACTTATTTATAATGGTGAATGTTTTGAATGGGATTCACAACCAACAAATGCTACATCAATTAGAGCTACGTTGTTAGCCAATGCTCCTACAGCATCGCGTCATGTGTTAGTATCTACGCCAGATAGACACTTAGTATTTTTTGGAACAGAGACAACAATAGGAGACAAGTCTACACAAGATGATATGTTTATAAGATTTTCAGATCAAGAAAATATTGATGGGTCTACAGCTTATACGGTTACGGCAGAAAACACGGCAGGTACACAAAGACTTGCTGCAGGTTCTAAAATTATGGGGGCTATTAAAGGTAGAGATGCTATTTACGTTTGGACAGACACTACATTATTTTTAATGAGATTTGTTGGTCAACCCTTTACTTTTTCTTTTGAAACAGCTGGAACTAACTGTGGGTTAATTGGTAAGAACGCATGTGTGGAAGTTGATGGTGTTGCTTATTGGATGTCGGAAAATGGCTTTTTTACTTATGATGGTCAACTAAAATCAATGCCTTGTCTTGTAGAAGACCATGTATTTGATGACATAAATTTTACATCTAGAGATTTAATTAATTGTGGTTTAAATAATTTGTTTACAGAAGTTAATTGGTTTTATTGTAGTAATGGAGTTAATCAAATAGACAGTGCAGTCACTTTTAATTATTTAGAATCAAGTAGTAAGAGACCCGTGTGGACTGTAAGTGAAACAACTACAGAAACTAATTCTGCTGGGGCTGCTACAAAAATAGGTTTACCTAGAGCATCATGGTCAGACTCAGCTGTATTTAATAAACCTCATGCAAATTATTATGATTCTGATAGCAATGCTTCTTATGATGTACAAGGCAATACTGATGGCTGTACGATATATTATGAACATGAAACCGGGACAGATCAAATTGATGCTGGAGGTGTGGTTACACCATTAAAAGGAACAATTACATCGGGTGAATTTGATATAACACAAAAAAGATCTTCGTCGGGACAAAGTATTGGTATGCCGGATATAAGAGGAGATGGTGAATACATTGCAAAAATTAGTCGTATTATTCCTGACTTTATAGAACAAGTAGGAGATACAAGAGTTTCTTTAGTTACTACGGATTACCCAATTAACACTCCGGTAGTAAGACCGTTTGATATAAAAACAACACAAACAAAACAAGACGTTAGAATAAGAGCTAGAGCAATTGCTTTACAAATTTCTAATATAGCTGCTGCACAAAATTGGAAACTAGGGACATTTAGATTAGATATAATGCCTGACGGAAGGAGAGGATAATGAACGACACATATTTTTTTGGTAAAAGAATGAGTTTTAACGAAGGGGGTAGAGCTCGTTTTAATGTAGGAGGTACGGGAAACCAAGATGCTGAAGCACAAGGTCTTGATTATATTTCTAACAATAAATATTTACAAGATGATTTTACAGGAAGTACACCATTAGATTTTAGTAATGTATCTAGTTCTGGAATTATGTCTCAAGCACCTGTTTCTGCTCCTCTAGCTTTTTTACCTTATGGCGGTGGTGGTGGTGACGATGATGGTCCTAAAGATTACGGTTATACAGGACCCGGCTCTACAGGGAGTGTAGGTGGTTTTAATATAGACGATATTGGAGAAGGTACTATTGATGATGAAGATGATGATACAACAGGAAATTTAGGTATTGTAGATGGACTCAGAGCTATGGGGGCTTTTACTATTGGGGGACCTTTTAATGCTCTGTCTTCACTTAATAAATCTATAAACAAAAACAAACAAGAAGAAATTGATAAAATAAATGCAAAAATTAATTCACAGTATGGACTAGGTGGTGTACTAAATGACCCTAACACAGTTGGTGGTAGTAGTAGAGATTCAAAATCAGGAGGATCATTTGGTAGTTCAGTAAATGAAGCTACTGGCGCAAGAGGGTCGGGAACAGGTTTCTCGGATTATTCATAATGGCAAAAATTGTACAATCATTAACTAGAGCAAGTAAAGAATATGAGGAAAGAACTTTTCAATCATTAGTAAGAGATCTTGATGGTGTTATTAATAAACTAAATACTTCTTTTCAAGAAGAACTTAAACAGGAGATAGAAGCTAGAGCTTTCTTTTTAGAATAATGGCAGTAGTAAACCAATACAAATTTAAAGGTATAGATAATGATACCACAGGTAACGCATTAGTTCCATTAGGTGCAGGTAATCCTTTGATAAATGAGACTATAGTTATTAAATCATTACTTGTTACATCAGCAGGTACTCCTGCAGTTACTGTTACAAACAATAGTATTACAGCTATTAAATCAGTAGCGCTTACAGCAAACGTTACAACAGAATTATTAACTCAACCATTGATAGTAGAGGGTGGAAACACTTTTACAGTACAGGCGAGCACTACAGACTCGTTTGATATAGCTATCAGCTATCTAAACATCAAAAAGGAAAAAATAGATTAATGAATAAAGAGATACCAGTAATACAAGCAGAAAAAGTTATTACAACATACAGACACAAGGAAACTGGAGAGCTTTTTAAGGAAAGAAAAGACTGGGAAGTTAAAGGTTTTAAGGCAGAAGAAATGGCACAGGACGTAAAAGTTATCATGCCAAGTCTTGATTTGTTTGCAGAAACAAAGTAGAACAGGTAAACTAGGATTAAATTATGGCAATTTCAAGAATGCAACAACCAAGACAGATGCAACGTGGCTTAGGGGCTTTAAGTGCTCCA